ACTTATCGGCATTTGTCAATAGGTGTGTGCAGTTATTCTAGGATTATTTTAGAAATAAATATATCGTCGTAAGTTGTTGCTACGTAAGGACTTACGTCGATGGCGGGGCGACCCCATCAATAGATAGGGATAGGGTGGGGTTTTTTCAATCATGCTTAATGTGAAAATAAACACCATAAAAAGCCAAGGTGGTCCTCACAAAACACAAATATAAAATTTTAAACGACCACTTTTATTTAAATGACCACTTTTATTTTAAACCACCACTTTTACTATTCCTCTTCCAGATGCTTTTTTAACCCCTAGTTTTTGTCGCATTTTTCTCACAGCTTCAAGACTAACTGTTCTTCCTGATGATTTTGTCAAAGCCTCTGCAATCTCAATATCTTTCATTTTTGATGCATTGTCGCGCAAAAAGTTTTTATCATTTTCTGTCCACTTATTGTTCATTTTATTCTCTCCAATCTCATTAAAGGTGTATAATATAATATATTATATCACCACTTTTTGGAGAAAAAATATGAAAGTTCCTATTTATAATATTAGAGGAAGCGTAGTTAAAGTAGTAGATAGTGACGAAGCTAAAGAATCTGCTAAAGCCGACATAGAAAAAGCCAAAGCTTCTGACGAGAAGCCTAAAGATATCAAGGATTTACTAAATGAAGATACCTGATGGATACACAGAGCAAGAAGTAATTGATATTATAGACTCTATTTCTTGTAAACTATCAGGAAAATTCAAGTTTGGCTATTATGAGCTAGAAGATATAAAGCAAGAAGCTGCTCTATTCGCTTGGCAGGGCTTAGAAAACTACGACGGAGTAAGACCACTAGAAAATTTCTTATGGATTCACATTCGCAATAGATTATACAACTTAAAAAGAAACAACTATTGCCGCCCAGAAAAACCCTGCGATAATTGCCCATACAACGCATACATCAAAAAAAATGATGAATGCTCAAAATATTCCTCAATGAAAGAATGTAGCATATATTTAAAATGGTTTAAAAGGAACCAAACCAAGAAAAACCTTATGTCTACTAAATCCTCTGATCTTCCAATTCTAGAAGATAAAAAACATATCAACGATGAGATTTTCTCAAAAGAAATATATAATATCGTTGATTCTTCTATCCCCATCTCGCTTCGCGAAGATTGGATCAGGTTTGTCAACAAGATAAACATATCTAAAAATAAAAGAAAAATCCTAATGAAACATATCTATCAAATTTTAAAAGACAAAGGTATTGATATATGACAAGAAAACGAGGAAAGTTATCTAAAGATGAGATGAACTATATTCGCCAAAACTGTTTTGATCTTTCTTTAGAAGAAATTGCTAATAATATCAATCGAAAAGTAGAGCCTGTAAAAAAGTTCATTGATAAAGAAAATTTAAAAGCTAGAGATTTAACAGATCAGGAACACCTGTTATCTACTTTACGAAGCAGATACTATTACAAAGAACTAGAAAAGCAGATGAGTGATGGTGAAATAATTTTCTTTGAACATAACTGGGTAGATTTTTATAAACAGTTCAATGAAGATGTTACTCACACAGAAGAAATGCAAATACTTGAGGTTATTCGTACCGAAGTTCTTATCAACCGATCTATGGAAGATCGTCAAGAAATTGTTCGTTCTTTAGCAAGGCTAGAAGGTCTTATCAATCGAGAAATGGACAAAGAAGAGGAGCAGCAAGATACTCAAGCGATTGCGATGTGGCAAACACAAATGGGATCTCTTATAGGAAGTAAATCTGCATATATTAATGAACATGAAAAACTTCTTACAAAAAAAGAAAGATATCTCAAGGACTTGAAAGGAACAAGAGAGCAAAGAAAAAGGGTCGCGGACGATGCTAAAACTAATTTTTCCATGTGGATGCGACAATTAGACACACTTGAAATGCGCGAACAAGAAGGATTTGATATGGAGGTTCAGGCAATAGCTTCGCAAAAAGCTAGAAAAAGATTGGCTGAATTACATGAATACGAGGATGGAGAAGTTGACCAACCGTTGTTAAATTCGGATACAGTTATAGAGGATGCAGAATGATAGTTTCAGATGAAATACACAGTCTTATTAAAAGAGAAATAAGCTCTTTTAAAAGTTATTTTACCCCCAAGTATTTGTTAGAAAACTATAAATATGGCCCTAGCGATATTATTATAGTTTTTGACAAAGGAAGAATAGGTATAGTAGGAAATGAGAAACTATACCAAGATAAAATGATTGTGAATGTTAGAGCCAATATGATTGGTAAAATAATAAACGACGCTTGGCGCAAATATCCAGAAATTGTTAATACTTTTAAATTAGTTGTTCCTTTTTGTTTTTCAGACAAATCAGATTCTCCTATACAATCTATACCATGTCTTTCTTTTAGCAAGGCTGAATTTTCTAATAATATTGTTGTTCCAAGTATTGATAATTATTGTATGATGGAACCAACATTCTTGCAAAGAGTAGATCAGTTTGATATTCCTTTGTCTCAAAAAGAGAATCGCATGTGCTTCTTTGGTTCTTGGACAGGAAATGTCGGAGATAAGATAGCAGATAATCCTCGTTTATTGTTAGCTGCACAAGCTGCCAATTCAGATAATATTGTATGTAGATTGTCAAGACCTCCTATGTTTCCCGAAGATTCTTTTTTAAAATCAATTCAAAAGGCTAATGAACTTTATCCAGAATTAAATAATGATATAATTTTAAACACTGGAGAAACAGTAGATATGCCAGAACAATTAAAATACAAATATCAACTATGTGTTGACGGACACACTTCTGCTTGGTCTAGACTTCCTTGGCAAATGTATTCTAATTCACTACCCATTAAGGTAAGGAACAGAAAAACTTCATGGAGAGAATGGTTTTATCCTCTTTTAGATTTTTCTAAACATTGCATAGAAGCAGATATAGATGATCTAGAAGAAGTATATGAATCATTAGAGAACAATAAACAGCTACAAGAAGACATAATATATACAGGCAAACAGTTCGTTCAAAAATATTGGAATAAAAATTTAGCAATAGATGTGTTAGTTCAAACACTTTATCTACTTAACAAAATACAAAACAGGACTTGATATATGAAGAAAGCATTAATTACAGGAATTACTGGTCAAGACGGATCTTATTTAGCAGAGCTTCTATTACAAAAAGATTATCAGGTGATTGGTCTTGTTAGAAGAACAAGCAATGAAAATTCTACATACAGAATAGACCATATAAAAGATAATATAATTTTGGTCGAAGGTGAGATATCTGATAGTGGCTCGGTGTATTCAATTGTAGATAAGTATAAGCCGGATGAGATTTATAATCTTGCTGCTCAATCGCATGTTGGAACTTCTTTTCAGCAGCCTGATTATACGTTTCAGGTAGATGCTTTAGGACCGCTTCATTTTCTTGAGGCTATAAGAAGATTTTCACCCAATACAAAATTTTACCAAGCTTCAACTAGTGAATTGTTTGGAAAGAATTTTACAGAAGAAAAAGTTCCTAGCCGTTGTTTGGAAAATGTATTAGGAAGTATCATAGCGGATGATCTTACAGCAGATCCTCTTTGTGAATACAAAAAATATCAGGACGAAAAAACAGAATTTATGCCGCAGTCTCCGTATGCTGTAGCTAAATTAGCTGCTCATAACCTAGTTCGTATTTATCGTGAAGGTTATGGGTTACATGCTAGTTGTGGTATTTTGTTTAATCATGAAAGCGAGAGGCGTGGTGAAAACTTTGTGACCCGAAAGATTACCAAGTGGATTGGCGAGTTTGTAAAGTGGATTGACCAGACTGGATATACAATGCAAGAGCTTGAATCAGATGATTTTAAAATCTCAGAAGATCATATCACAAATTTAGAAGGCAGTTTTCCAAAACTTCGTCTAGGCAATCTGGACGCATATCGAGATTGGGGACATGCCCAATGTTATGTTGAGGCTATGTGGCTAATGACCCAGCAGGAAACCCCTGATGATTATGTTATTGCCACTGGAGAAACTTACTCTGTTCGTGACTTTTTAAAAGAGGCTTTCAATGAAATCGACATTGACAATTTTGAACCATATATTGTTATTGATCCTAAATTTTATCGACCCGCAGAAGTCGAATACCTTAAAGGCAATCCCAGTAAAGCAAACAAAGTATTAGGCTGGAAACCAAAGGTTAAATTTCAAGATTTAGTAACAAGAATGGTTCGGAGAGATATTGATGGCAAAGAAAAAATATACAAATTACCGGAGAAGCAACTATAATAAAAAGAAAAGATATAATAATTCTGACAGGAATTTTTCTAGTCCCGAATACAGGGGTTGGAGAGATAGAGTAAAAAAAAGAGACGATTATAGATGTCAGTGGCCTGGGTGTTGTTCTAATAAAAACATTCAGGTTCACCATATTAAAACCTGGGCTAACTACCCAGGCTTGAGATATGTCGAAGCAAATGGAATAACGCTTTGTAAAAGATGTCATGAAAGCGTCAGAGGAAAAGAAGCAGATTATGAATATTTTTTTATGAAAGTTTTAGAATGGCAAATGTTAGACAAAATAAAAAAATATAATAAGTGATGCAAAAATTTACAATAATAAGAGACACAAGAGAAAAGCCTGAACACGGTTGGATTTTTGAACCTGACGCTTACTGTTGGGGTACAGAAGTCGCAAAAGTTGATACTGGCGATTATACAGTTGAGGGCTTAGAGCATTATGTTTGTATTGAAAGAAAGCAAACAATAGATGAATTTGCTCATAATTGTATAGAAAAGAGATGGCAAAAATGTATGTCAAGAATGGCTAAATGTAAACATTCTTACTTGCTTTTTGAATTTAGCTGGGATGATATAAATAATTATCCTAGATCTGCCAAAGTTCCCTCAAGAGTAAGAAATAAATTAAAAATCCCCGCTGCATATATAAGAAAAGTTATATACACAGCTAGGGAAGACTATGGATTACATGTTATTGCTTGTGGAGATAAATATAAAGCAGAGAAGTTAGCTTATAGAATATTGAGGAAAGCTCATGAGCTTCGACGTAGAGAGTTATGATTATGCTTGGCTAAGGCTCAATAAAGAAGATGTTAAAGGTTTAGTAAATCCTCTTTTAGAGCTAGATGAGTGGGGTCAAAGCAATTTCCATCTTCATGTTTTGAAGATAATGAGAGATCCACGCTACATACACTGGACAGTTAAAAAACTTCTTAATATTGATTTACTTCCAGAGCAAGTTGTGATTATGCAAGAGTTGTGGACTAAATCATTTCCTATGTATATTGCTAGTCGTGGTTTTGGTAAATCTTTCTTATTAGCCGTATATGCCACTCTAAGAAATCTTCTTGTTCCCGGTTCAAAGATAGTTATAGTAGGTGCTGCCTTTAGGCAGTCCAAAGTTATTTTTGAATATATGGATGTTATTTGGAAGAATGCTCCAATTTTAAGAAGCTTATGTAGCGATTCTAGCGGTCCTCGTCGCGACGTTGATAGATGTACCTTAAAGATAAATGATAGTTGGACCGTTGCTGTTCCTCTTGGTGATGGTAATAAAATTCGTGGTCTTCGTGCGCATACAATTATTGCTGATGAATTCAATTCAATACCTGTAGAGATTTATGAAACTGTTGTTGCAGGTTTTGCTGCTGTTTCTAAAGATCCTTCTGGAAATGTTAAAGAAGCTGCGAAAAGAAAAGCTATGCAAAAAGACGGTAAGTGGAGCGAAAAACAGGAACAGACTTATAGCTCCAGACACAAGAACCAGTCTATTTTATCTGGAACTGCTGGATATGATTTTGAGCCTTATGCAGATTATTGGAGAAAATACAAGTCAACTATTAAGGGGGATATCAGAAAAATGGTTGGCGATGCGGGTGAGGACGGAGCATCTCAAGATTTGCCAGACTATATGAAACGTCTTAGTAGCAAAGAATTTTCTGTAATTCGTATGCCTTATGAACTTATTCCTGAAGGTTTTATGGACGATCAGCAAGTATCTAGATCTAGAGCTACTATGCACAGTGGTATTTATCTTATGGAATATGGAGCTTGTTTTGCTAAAGATTCTCAAGGTTTCTTTAAAAGAACCACTATTGAAGGTTGTGTAGCAAGTGATAAAAATATAGCTAAAGATAATTGGCCTACATGGTGTCCAGATCCATTTGATGTAATGATAAGAGGAAGGTCTGATCGTAAGTATGTTTTTGGAATTGATCCTGCATCTGAAGTTGATAATTTTGCGATTATAGTTTTAGAGTTACATAAAGAGCATCAAAGGATAGTATATTCTTGGACAACAAATAAAAAAGACTATCAGGCTAGAAAAAAATTAGGATTAACTAATGTAGATGATTATTATGCTTTTTGCGTTAGAAAAATTAGAGATTTAATGCAGGTTTTTCCTTGTGTTAGGATAGGTCTAGACGCACAAGGGGGAGGTTATGCTATTGCAGAGGGCTTGAGAGATCCAGATAAAATGGATTCCGCTCTAAACGAAGTTCCTATTCTTCCAATTATAGAAGATAAAGAAAAAGATACTGATAGGTTATCAGGACTTCATATTCTTGAATTAGTTCAATTTGCTAATGCTGAATGGACTTCTACGGGAAATCATGGGCTTAGAAAAGATATGGAAGATAAAATGTTTTTATTTCCAAGATTTGACCAATTAACTCTTGGTATGATATCTAGCCAAGATGAAATTAGATTTAATGAAATGAAAAAGAAGTTTGGAGATAATGCAAATTTAAAATTGTTTGATACGCTTGAAGATACAGTTATGGATATTGAAGAATTAAAAGTTGAATTATCAACTATCATGGTAACTAGAACTGCCGCTGGTAGAGAAAAATTTGATACTCCAGAGATAAAATTAGGTACTGGTAAAAAAGGAAGAATGAGAAAAGATAGATATAGTGCATTAGTTATTGCTAATCAAATCGCAAGAACGATACATAGAGAGATTCCAAACCCTTCGTATAATATTATTGGTAAGGTTGCAGGGGGTTTGTATGGAAAAAAACAAGAAAATAAAGAAAATATGTATTTTGGACAAGATTGGGCAAGATCATATACTATGAATTCTGTTAAAATAATTAATAGGAATTAAATAGGTATTGGTGTAACTAATAATAGGTATTGAATTTAATCTTTATCTTTTTTTAATTGTTGAGCTATTATGAAAAATAAATATCCAAAATCTAAAATGATACAAAATGCTAATACATCAGAAGGTCCAGCGTATATTAGCTGGGAGTCAGAAGAAAATCGAGAATTAGCATTTAGCACATATGCAAAAACTTTAGAAGAAGCATCTCATTCGACAGCAAGTTCTTATCAAAGAGATTTTAGGGATCTTACTAATTATGCCGGTGGTAGACCTGGGTTAAATAGTCGAGATTTTGATTGGTTTAGACCAGGGCAAGCTGCCCCGACAAAACCAAAGGACATAATTTCTTTTGGTAGATATGCTTATAGAAGGATAGGATTAGTTCATAATGCTATTGATTTAATGGGTGATTTTTGCAGTCAAGGAATCAGACTTGTTCATCCCAATAAAAGAATTGAAAGATTCTATAATGATTGGTTTAAAAATGTACATGGCTCAAGAGTGTCTGAGCGTATGGCTCATCTTCTGTTTCGTGAAGCGAATGTCCCGATTCGATGGTATACAGCAAGAATCGACAGAGTTAAAAAACTAGAGATGCAAAAGTCTGTTGCTTCTGATGTAAAGTATAACAAAGATGATCCTTCTTATAAAAGAAATGAAATACCTTGGAGATATAATTTTATTGATCCTCTTCTTGTAGAGCCTATCGGTGGACCTTTAGGAGTATTATCAAACAAAAAATCATTAATGCTTAGTGTTCCTCTGAGTCTACAAAACCAAATAAAAAAACTTCAAATTAGCGAAGACCCAAAAGTAAAAGAAGTTTTAGGCACTATATCTCCTGATATAATTCGAGCAACAGATTCTAACGGTAAAATAATCTTACCTCCTGAAAAGACCAGTATATTCTACTATAAAAAAGACGATTGGCAAACGTGGGCAGATCCTATGACCTATTCGGCTTTTGAAGCTTTAAATCTATACCAAAGACTTCAGCTTACTGATAAGGCAGCTTTAGATGGAGCTATGAATAAAATTAGAGTTTGGAAAATTGGTAGTCTAGAACATAAATTAGCACCAACTCCTACCGCAGCTTCAACCTTGTCTGATATGCTTGGAGCAAATGTTGGTGGCGGAACTGTAGATATTATTTGGGGTCCAGATATTGAGTTGCTAGAAACTAGTAGTGATATTCAGTCTTATCTTGGTGAAGAAAAATATAAGCCGACTCTGATGGCAATTTATGCTAGTCTAGGAATTCCTCCAACTTTAACTGGTACATTTGGTTCTTCTGGTACTACTAATAATTTTATTTCTCTTAAAACTTTAGTAGAAAGACTTAATTATGTAAGATCAATTCTAATAGAGTTCTGGAATGAGCAGATAAAAATAGTTCAAAAGGCTATGGGTTTTAGACAGCCAGCTATTGTTGAATTTGATATTATGTATTTGGAAGATCCAGCATCAATGGCTAACCTTCTACTTAACATGGCTGATAGAAATATCGTTAGTGATGAGTTTGTTAGAAGGCATATTAAGGCGACTCCAGAAATAGAGGACAGAAGGGTTCAGCAAGAAACTGCAACTAGGGATACAAAAGATATGGAAAAGATTAGTCCTTATCATCAGGTAGATAAGCAGTATGGATTACAGAAAATAGCCTTGCAAACTGGCGTTAGTAGCCCTTCCGAAGTTGGTCTTGAATTAAATGAAAAAACAGACGACTCTCTTGTTGATATAAAGGAAAAAACTTCTGAATCTCCTACCAATCAAGAACCATCTAGTAATGTTGGATTGCCTGGAAGACCTAAAAACTCAAATGATTCAACTAAAAGAAAGATAAAGCAATTTGTTCCAAAAATAAAAGCTTCTGATTTAGTTTGGGCTAAAGTCGCTCAGGATAATATTTCTGATATAATTAATCCTATAGTATTGGATCATTATAGTAAATCTTCTATTAGAAATTTAACTTCAGAAGAATTTTTAGATTTAGAGCAATCAAAATTTGAAATTTTGTGTAATTTAAATATAGGGCAGTCTATTGATGAGAATTCAGTAGCAAAAGCTGCTAAAAATCCAAATAAATCTATTCATAAAGAATTTAATAATTGGGTTGAGGAAGCTAAATTAACTTTAGGAACTTTAACTGTTGAGCAAATAAGGGATATGCGTGTTTCTTATTTTGTAAATTATTATTACGAGAAATAAAATGAATGATATAAAAGTTTATGATTTAGAAAAAGAATTAGGATTAGAAGATGAGATTAGATCCAAGGCTTCTATTTTATTTGATGCTCCTGTTCAAAAAAGTAAAAAGTCTCCCGATTTATTAAAATCTTTTGCTTCGGAAGATGATCCTGATTTGTATAAGGTTTATTCTATATTGGTTTCGACAGTTTGGAATAAAAACGATGATGTTTTTACTAAAGAAGAAGTATGGGCGGCTAGAAAAACACCTGTATTTAAACCAACAAATTTAGAACATGATGAAAAACAAATGGTTGGTTCAATTATTGATAGCTGGCCTGTAGATATTGATTTTGAATTGATTGATGATGATATTGATATTTCTGATTTACCAGAAGAATATCATATTTTAGTTTCTTCTGTAATTTACAGACAATGGCAAGATCCTGAGTTAAAAGCTAGAGCAGAAGAATTAATACAAGAAATAG